ATTAATATATATTAAATTACTTGTGATTATATACATAAAAATAACAGAATCAATAAATGATATTTACTATACGCAATTTATATATTATTTAGATTTTTGACTTTTAGATTTTTTAGATTTTTTTTTTAAATCTTCTTTATTTTTTAGATTTACCTCCTTTGACCATTCTATCAAGATTTTCTTTATGCCATATATTAAATATTTTAAATATAGGATTTAATAATTTATCTATACCGTTTTCTTGTATATTTATAATCTCTTTTAATTTTTGCCAATTGTCTTTAAAATAAGCATGAATAATTTCAAAAATATATATATATAATATATATGAAAATAACTCGTAAATTAAAAAACTCTTCACGAAAAACAAAGAAAATATCTCGAAAAACAAATGGGGGAAGTTATTGCGTATTTGAAGAACCTGCAAATTGGGATAAATATGGATGTAATACTGAATGTTCAGCTAATGAACCATGTAAACAAACAAATCGATTCTATTATTATCCTAAAGGCGACACATTATTTGGATTCAAAAGTCATATTTTTAAACATTTAGATGATTATGAAATTAATATTAATGATCGAAAGTTTTGCACATTAGATACAACTAGAAAAAAACGTGTATATTATCCCAAAGATGGAAATATTGATGATCCTAATATTAAAACTGTAATTGATGCTGTAATCGGCTTAATTGAAAGTGATTCTATGTTAAACTACACTGATTTAAAAAATTCTAGTGAATCAGATGGCACATTTTATACGAAAATAATAATGTCCAGTGATTCACCAATATGCGTAAAGTGGCTTAAAAAAACCAAGCCAAAATTTTATCGTGTTAAACATATGGTTTCGTATGATAAATATGAAAAAATTAAATATTTTGTTCATTTAATTAGTTTTTGTAATACACGATCACCAGATATTCACTGTTATGATCCACATTTACCTCAAATAAATGACAAATCACGAAGTTTAGCCAGTGTATATAATTCATTAAAAGTAAGTCCAAAAGATACAAGTGTACACGTACCGATTACACATAAATTAACTCAAAGTCAACAAAAAAAAGCAGCAGCAGCAGCAGCAGCAGCTTTAACTGCTACTAATCCTTCTGCTAAAGTTGCGGTTACTAATCCTGTATCTGCTGCTACTACTCCTTCTGCTGTATCTGCTGCTACTACTCCTTCTGCTAAAGTTGTTTTAACTGCTACTAATCCTTCTGCTAATAAATTTAATGGGTTTACACTAAAACCATTACCAATTGATGAGGAAGACTTAAAATACATGGGCAAACCATAATAAAGAAAAAAATAATTTATGCATCCTTAGTCAAATCTCTTTGACTTTCTGCAAACAATTCATTGCGCATATCAGCAGAATCCGCTACATCGCGGCTTTCGAAATCTACGGTATCGCGAACACCAATTAAATTTCCCTGATCATCCATAGTCTGAGTTAACACATTACCGCTTTTTTCTGCTAAACGGATGTTTTCCTCAATTGCTTTCTTTTTTGTTTCCCGAATACGAGTTTCAAATTCTTGTTTAGCCAATGCTTCATTTTTAATTTTTTCACTATGGAGTTGATTTAGTTCTTCCTCCATAAATTCAACTTTTCCAGTCTTATATGCATCTGGATCCCACGGAATCCACATACCAACAGGTCCTACAAAAATATCAAAATTTGGATCAGCCTCTCTTAATTTTTTACATCTCAATTCGGCTTCTTCCTGATTAGCATATACACCGCGAACTTTTAATCCACGAGTCGATGTTTGAAATGCATGGTCTTTTTGAAATTGTAGATTTAGCCGTTCTTCATTTTTGTCAATAAACGTCTTGAAATCATCCTCAACAGAACCTGCTTTAATTTTTATTTCTTCCTCTTTAATAAATTCATTAAAATCCGAAATAGTATTCTCAACATTTAGACTATATTTATATGAAATGAAATGTAAAAAATTAAAGTATTTTTCCATAGATTTAGACATATCCCATTGTTTTACAAAATGATCAAATAAGTATATTTCACGTTTTTTAAGAATTTTTTCAGGAGAAATAAATGAAAAACATGCAAATTTTTGTCCGGCTAAAGGAGGATCCTCATCACACAAATCAACATATTTAGGATTCTTTTCGCCAGTTTTCAAATTTTTTCTTTCAAAATTAGACATTTTATATAATAATACATATTAATTATTGTTTAAGTGATTTTATAGAAATAATATTTATTATATTTTAGGTTTTTGAAATAATAAAAACTATTTAGGATATTATTATTATTTTGTTTTGTTAATATATATATTCAAATGAGTGCCGGATTTGATTTTTCAGAACTTGTTAAACGTGCTATTAAGTATATTATTGAGGGTATTATGGTAGCAATAGCTGCATTTGCTATTCCAAAAAAAGCGTTGAATGTTGAGGAAATTGTTATTATTGCTTTAATGGCAGCTGCCACATTTAGTGTTCTTGATGTGTTTGTTCCATCGATGGGAGCTAGTGCAAGAGGAGGTGCAGGATTTGGTATAGGTGCTAATCTTGTAGGATTCCCGCGTATGTAAATACAGGGAACCTACGGTTCCCTGTAACCTATACGGTTGCAAAAAACTCCCAATCCAAATCATTACACACTTTTTTCCATATCATATCTTGTTCCAATTGTTTTTCTCGGTCTTTCATCATAGGAATATATGGCAAATATTGTGTTTGATCAAGTAATACACATAATTGATATAATGTATAAGTATAATTGAAAAAATTTGTGCGATTTGGTGGACAATGAATTGCCCATGGTTTTTGTATTTCAATAAATAAAACACACAATGTTTCATGCAATTCCTCATTCATAATTGGCGGTTTTATTCCAAAAATAGAATTAATATATTGAATATGTTCAAAATATTTATTAAATCCAAGTTTTCGCAAAATTTCTCGCATTTTGTCATAATTAATTAAACGCATATCTGTAATACGCTCTTTTTTAATTCGTGCGCGAATAGCCTCAATTACATCATCTGGTATTTGCGTCGTTTCTTTAGCCTGAAATTGTGATAATATTTCTTTAAAATGATTAAGACGAATATATGCAGTATACGATACTTCATTGGGCGGTTCTTTACTTGATGGTTTTGAACTATCTACTATATATGTAATAAATGCCCCACATTTATCATTATTACATATCATTATACCTTCTTCATCTTGAGGTATTAGTTCACCTTTATGACATGTTTCACAAACATCTGCAGGTATTATAAAGTCGGTCATATTAACTAATTCATTATTGACATTTTTCCAGTAAATCTGATATAAATTCTTGGATTGATTATATTTATCAGATAATGGGTTTGCAGAATCATCTGTTTTTGCCAAGATTTTGAAAAAAGTGTTTAAAATATTAACATTTTGTTTTCCTCCACCAGTAGAAATATCCTTTTTTTGTTCAAAGTATTTAAAAATATATTTTGAGTTTGTTAATAAATATTGTTTTTTTTCCGCTTTAAGTGTTTTTATTAGATCTTTTTTGATCAATAGTTTATCGCGAATATCCATGTATTCATCGATTTGATTATCACCAAGACTTTTGGCTTTTATTTTTAATTGTGCTATTTCTTGGACTAATTTTGGTATTATAATATTTTCATTATCGTGAAATTGTTTTAATAATTCGGTATGTTTTTCGTCGATTGTATTAGGAGTTTGTGGTACGAGGGTTTTAGAGAATTTTTTGTTCATTTTAATTGATACATATAATAATTAATGTGTTTTTATATGTATTTTCTTTGAAAACTGTATTTTGAAATCGTAAAATCAATTAAATCTATATAAACTTTTAAATTATACAAATCATGGAATCAATTCAATTATCAAAACCCAATTTTCAAAAAATGGTGTTTATAATGAACGCATTGGAACAAGGATGGTCTATTAAAAAAAAAGATGAATCTTATATTTTTACAAAAAAACATGAAAACCGAAAGGAGATTTTCCAAGAAAACTATTTAGACGAATTTATAAAGACAAATATGCAACTATCTATTATCGAATGATTACACAAGACTATCTATACCGTCGAAGAATTAAAATGGAACTTTGTTCCATTTTTGTTTTCGATCGAATCCAATCGTAGGTTGGATTAATCTTGTATGTCCTATGGACATACTTAGATGTATGACCCTCAAGATGTAAAAACGGAACACTTTAGTGTCCCGTTTTAAATCTTCAGCGGTTTAAATGCTCTCCAATTCTAGCATATACTTACATATGGCTGTCCAAACAATATTATTTGGACAGCTTTCTGGATTTGCTTGAGTTTCTTCATAACAATATTTGTCCAATTCCCATTGGAGAATTTCGCGCTGTCCTGTCGGCAATTGTGATGTTGGGTTTTTGTAACGTGGGGTGAACTCTTCCACCCGATTGCAATCTGCGGATATAACAACATAGGGGTGAACGCGACCATAATCTCTATCATAATATTGCACATCTTTATTTTTTGGTAATAGTATTTCAGCAGACACATTGTGTCGCATGAATTCAACGGATATTGTATATTGGTCATCTGCAACTTTTGTAAAATTGCCGACTCGATAGAAATCCATTGGCTCCGTTTTGGAAAACCGTTGGCCCAATTTGGCGGCTTGTTTATTTTTACGGGTCATCATTGTGTAATACGACATTATATATTTTGGACAATTAATACATATATATTTTATGTATTAAAGTTATTCAATTTTACAGGAATACAGGGAACCTACGGTTTAGTCGCCCGATTGGCGACAACTGATGCCCGTAGGGCATCTGGCCCTTTATGCGCAGCGAAAACGAACCCTCCCTATATTTTTACTTGGTGAGGGAGGGGTCATTTTTGTAAAACATAAAGGAACCGTATGTTCCTATAAAAGTTGAAATTTATATTCTCCCTTATAAGTTTCATTATTTTCAAGTAATTCTTTTATTTTTTTAATTGAGATTTTCAATTCTTTTTGTATATCTGTATAAGAATCAAACACTTTTATGACTTCATTTGTGATTGGGTGTAATTGTTTAATTTTTATTCCTCTTACATTCGGGGTTTTTATTGGTAAATTATTTAATTGCAAATATGCGTTTTGTAATGAAATATCAACATTATCCCAATGCATCCAATAATGATTATCTAAAACAGTTAAAAATTTGATTGCACAACACATGGCCGATGGATGTTGTAATATTTCTCTTGCTGCATCTTTGGCCATTTTGAATACTTTTATAATTTGCGTTTTAGTAATATTCAACATAGCGACTTGACCTTGACTACGTTCTTGGGTAATTACAGTTTCGCCAATATTTCGTGGGTGATCTAAATTGGGTTCTTGACGATTTACAATAAAATTCCATCTATAATCCAAATATATTGTTTTCTGTAGACCCGCTTTCTTTATTGCCGAAAATGATGCCGTTTTATTATTGTAATTGAAATTACGAGTTGCTTCCAGTATACTATCATATACTTGAACAACTTGAGTTAAATCGTCCTTGTGGTAGATTTGTACAATCGGGCCATTTGAATTAGCTGATATAACTATATCATTTTCTGGTTCTGCTTCTTTGCTGGTTATTTCTGATGCAACTGTTTCAACTAAATCTACATTTTCAATATGAGTATACGCGTCTTCTTGGTCTGGTAAATGATTTACAGATAAATCTACATCAATAACTACCGGTGATGATATTTTATTTATTATATTCATAATTTCATCGTAATTTTTGCAAATTGGGATTAATGATTTAACCAAATCAATCTTTTTCTCTTCAATTAACAATCTTGAAAATTCAATACTATTATATTTACGAATTTCAATGTTTACCATTTTTACAATATTTTCATATTCTTTTTGGTTTGGAATATGATATGCTTCGGTAGAATATTTTTTATTTTTATGCTCTAACTTTGCATATTTATATTTCAAAATTTCTGGATGGTTATGCAATGATTTTTCAAATCGAATGCTATTTTCGCAAATAAATATATCTAATACAATTAGACTGGGGTCGAAATCACATCTTAATGCATCAATTCGGTTTTTAATATTTGTAGTTTCACCGATTTTTAATATAAAACTGCCGTCCTCGTGTAATTTGACCCTGCAAAAATAAACTACCCATTTGTTTTTATTACTTTCGATCAATACTTCATGACGCTTTACTGCGGTCTCTCTTATAGATTTTTGGAGGGCAGTTTGAGTTGTTTGTAATGTGGTTTGAGAAACACTCAGTGTATTTTGTAATTCATTATTGTCTATAGTTAATTGTCTATTAATATTTTCTAATTTATATTCACCCGTTAAACGAATTTCTTTGATTACATTAAAAACCCATTTTTTAAAAATTTTTGCAATTGGTTTTCTTGACATACATAAAACATTATATAGTCCAATTTCAGTAAGAAATGTGATTTCTTGATTTCTACCGATGCTGTCGGTAATAACGACAACATCTTTTTCAGTTTCATCAAAATCTTTTATAGTAGATCTAATATTACTTATTTCCAAAATTAAACCAATATCACTTGCTCTAAATAATGGATTAGTTGAAGTCCCTTTAATTGTAATTTCAGTATGTAATTCATTTGAATTAAATGCTTTAACAATATCCATTAGATGGTGTTATACTATATATTACACCATCTCTTTATATTACTTATACTATATACTATTTGGTTTCTACCGGAATATAAAATTGATTATTATCCTACCCAATCACTATATAAATATAATAACATACTATATCTTATAATGCCCAAATGTATCAAATGCACTAAATCCGCCTATTTTAATATTCTTGGAGAAAGAGCCCAATATTGCGCCTCACATAAATCGAACGACATGATAAATGTAATTGATAAATTATGCACACATGAATTATGCACTAAACGTGCCCTATATAATACTCCCGAATATACATCGCCCATATTCTGCCTAACCCATAAATTAGATGGTATGGTAAATCTAAAATCAAAACGATGTGTCCAATATGGGTGTTTTGTAGCACCCATTTATAACTTGGATGGCGAATCCAAAGGATTATATTGCATAGACCACAAATCCGAAGAAATGGTCAATGTATTAGGTAGTCGGTGTATTTTCGATGAGGGGTGCAGTAAAATTGCACAATTTAATATAGAGGGTGAATCAAACGGTTTATATTGCGCCTCACATAAATTGGCTAATATGATTGACGTAAAACATAAACGTTGTGAGGAATCGGGATGTTATAAATTACCTTCTTATAAATTAGAAACAGATACTCAGCCAAGATTTTGTGCAGAACATCGGAAATCTGGTATGATTGATGGAAAACATAAAAAATGTAGATTCTTGGACGGATGTAATAAAACAGCTGGATATAGTAATCTAGGTGAATCTATATTATATTGTAGTGAACATAAATCGACTGAAATGGTTGACGGAAAACATAAAATGTGTGAATATAAAGATTGTAAATTAAGACCTGTATATAATGAAATTGGTAAAAAAGTGGGTAAATTTTGCGCATCTCATAAATTGGCTGGTATGGTTGATGTATTAAATCGCCAATGTTTATCAGAATGGTGTTCTACATATGCAACTACAAAATACGAGGGATATTGTTTATTTTGTTATATTAATTTATTCCCAGACAAACCTATTGCGCGTAATTATAAAACAAAGGAAAAAACGGTTAGAGATTTTATTTTAGCAAATTTTCCGGAATTAACATGGTCTATTGATAAAAAAGTTGAAGATGGATGTTCACGTAGAAGACCTGATTTACTGCTAGACCTTGGATATCAAATAATTATTATAGAAATAGATGAGAATCAGCATAAGAATTATGATTGTTCTTGTGATAATAAACGATTAATGGAGATTTCCCAAGATATGGGACATCGTAATATTGTATTTATTCGTTTTAATCCAGATGATTATATTTTATCCGATAAAACAAAAATAAAATCTTGTTGGAAAATAAATAAAATGGGTATATCATGTATTCCTAAAACTAAAACGATTGAATGGGCTGCTCGATTATCGAGTTTAAAATTGCAAATCGAGTATTGGTTAAAAAATAAAACTGATAAAATGATTGAAATTGTTCAGCTCTATTATAATGAAAATATTGTGTAGTTTAATATAGTATATGCATAAAATGCTTTCATTCCGTAAATAAATTTGTAAAAACAGTAAATATATAATTTATCTTTATATTTTTAATTTAATTAAAACATTTAGCAATTATTTCTGAAATTAATATCTTTGTATAGTATATATAAGAAAACTAGATGGGTGGAGCACTGATGCAACTAGTCGCTTATGGCGCACAAGACGTTTTTTTGACTGGAACACCAGAAATAACTTTCTGGAAAGTTTCTTACCGCAGACATACTAACTTTGCTATGGAGAGCATTGAACAGACCTTTTCTGGCCAAGCTGATTTTGGTCGCAGAGTTACCTGCACCATTAGTCGAAATGGTGATTTGGCTTACAGAACTTACTTGCAAGTTACACTTCCAGAAATTAACCAAAACATGAAAGGAACGTCCGGTTCAGTTTATGCTCGTTGGTTAGACTTTATTGGTGAGCAATTGATTGCTCAGGTTGAAGTTGAAATTGGAGGCCAGAGAATTGATCGTCAATATGGTGATTGGATGCACATCTGGAATCAGATGACTCTTTCATCCGAACAACAGCGTGGATATTTCAAAATGATTGGCAACACCACTCAGTTGACTTATATCTGCGACCCAACATTTGCACCCGTTTCTGGACCATGCTCTGCTGCTGGTGGACCATCTCAGATATGTGCTCCAAGAAATGCTCTTCCGGAAACGACTCTTTATATTCCTCTTCTTTTCTGGTTTTGTAGAAATCCCGGTCTTGCTCTTCCCCTTATTGCTCTTCAATACCATGAAGTTAAAATCAATCTTGATATTAGACCTATTGGTGAGTGCTTGTGGGCAGTGAATGCACTTGATGGAACTGGCAGTACATCAGTTTCTTGCCCAACTGCATATCAACAGTCTCTTGTTGCTGCATCTCTTTATGTTGACTATATCTTCCTTGATACTGATGAACGAAGAAAGATGGCACAAAACCCACACGAGTATTTGATCGAACAGCTCCAATTCACCGGCGATGAATCGGTTGGAAGTTCAAGTAACAAGATTAAGCTCAATTTTAATCACCCCTGCAAGGAATTGATCTGGGTTGTTCAACCAGATAGTAATGTTGATTACTGCTCATCATTGGAGGGCGGTGCAACTCTTTACAAAACTCTTGGTGCCCAGCCATTCAACTATACTGATGCGATTGATGCTCTTCCAAATGCAATTCATGCATTTGGCGGACCAGCTGAAACTGGATCTGCTGATAGATTTATTACATCTGCTGGTCTTTTCCAAATGGCAGGAGCAACTGATGGCACTCCTTTAGCTGGAACTGCTGATTGGGGATCATCTGATTCTGCAATTTTTGCAGGTTCAACTGGATCTTATGTTTCTGATGCCGGAACTTTTGTTCTTGCCGAAACTGCTTTGGATATGCATTGTTGGGGTGAGAACCCAGTCGTCACTGCTAAGCTACAGCTTAACGGCCAAGACCGATTCTCTGAACGTGAAGGATCTTACTTTGATGTTGTTCAACCATTTCAACATCACACTCGTGCCCCTGACTGTGGTATCAACGTATACTCATTTGCACTAAGACCTGAGGAACATCAGCCAAGCGGGTCGTGCAACTTTTCCCGAATTGATAACGCCGTGCTGCAACTGGTGCTCTCATCGGCAACTGTTTCTGGAACTGCCACTGCAAAGGTAAGAGTATATGCTGTGAACTATAACGTGTTGCGAGTTATGAGCGGCATGGCCGGCGTCGCGTATTCAAACTAAGCGTAAAAAGTGTATTGGTAGGAAAAATATATTTAGGGATAGTAAAAAGTGCGTATAAAATTGAATAAAAATTATATTATAATTGTATAATATAATTATGACTTATAAAATGCTCTCAAATTTTTCAAACACCGAATTTCAAGAATATGACGGAATTATCCGATTTCAATATAAAGTAATTGGCTGTATAGATGGTCATAAAAAAGAAAAAGGTAAAACCGCAAATATGATAAAAAATCCTATATGGGTAATCGAAGAAGCTGGAAAAGAATACTTAATTATGTATTGTGAGGTAAATACCACAATTAAATTATGCAGAGATTCATACCAAAAAATCTTGGATTTTGAAGATATATATAATACAAAATTAACATGGTATAATTGTTCAAATGGATATATTGCCACTCGACTACCAGATGAAAAACAATTATTCATACATCAAGTCATCATGAACTGTTATGGAAATGGTAAAGGAACCTCAATTATAAGTGTCGATCATATTGATCGCGATCCATTAAATAATACATTAGAAAACTTACGAATTGCTACACAAGATGAACAACGTCAAAATTCAAAAGGCATTGCTCCAGATACAAAACGAGAAAGACAGTGTATTGCAAGGCCACTACCTGATGGAATTGAACAACGCGACATGCCGAAATATATTACTTACAATGTAGAAGTCTGGGATAAACCTAAAAATAAATCGCGAGATTACTTTCGAATTGAAGGAAACCCTATACTGAATCCAAAAGTATGGGAAAGCACAAGTTCAAGTAAAATATCAGCCTTGGAAAAATTACAACAAACAATAAAAGTATTGAATGACCTCAATGCCGGAATATTTCCGAAACAAAATACCAGAAATTTACCAAAACATGTATATCTTGGAACAAAACACGGTAAACCCGTATTACAATATGATAATCGGACTGCAGGTATTACAAAATCAATGACTATTCCAGAAACTACAATTGAATCAGATGAAATGCAACGACAGTTATATATATTTAATTATCGGATTATGCAAACATTTGGTGAAGAATATACAATTTTTGATGATGATTATTCATATATGGGCGAACCCATTGATGAATATATCTTGGATAATATAAAATCTACATTACCTAAAAATATTTCATTTTACAATGATACGTATTCGGCATATACAATACTCGCATTTCAAAAACAGGTTGGATTGGCACGAATTTCCAAGAAAATCACACTAAATAAAAAATATGATTTAATAGAAGATATACACACGGATGAATTTTTGGATGATTTACAAGATAAAATGGTTAAAATGAATAAATATATCCGGAATTATTGGGGTAGCGAACATGCAATCTTGGAAACGGACGAAATCCAAGAAAAGGAAATACAAAATCAATTCCAAGAAGATATTATTGCAGGGTTTCCTACAAATATACATACAAAAATACAAAATGGCGACCTTTATTTGGAATATAATAAGGTTGTTCTTGGAAAACGTATGAACACAACAGTAAAATTGCCCAAGAATTTCAATAAAAATAATGAATTGCATAAATTTAATCATAAAATCATCAAATTATATGGCAAAGAACATGGATTAAACCTGGAACATTATCCATATCAGGCTGATGAACCAGTAAATAAACCAGAAAACTTATATATGAATTTGACTTGTGCTAAACCGTATCTATTTATATTGCAAAATGAGAAAACGGTATCTTGGATATTACCCAAAAGATACAATCTCCAAGAACAAATTGATATGTTTATAATTGATTCCGATAAAATCAGTGAAGACCAGGACCTTGATGCGACTAGTTATAAATTGATATATGATAATTGGAAACCAGATAATATATCAATTATTATGAAAGATATGAAACATGTATTGGCGTATCAAAAAAGATGCAAAGATTATAAACACGGCCTAACACTTACTTTACCAAGAGTTGCATTTAATATGAATAAACAATTGATTGAAATAAATAAAAAAATTGAGGCTAATTATGGTAAAGAATTTACGGTGTTATAAGAACAATTTTGCACATCCATGTTGAGGAGCAATAAATTATTACTTGCTTTTGGTTTCTATAAGTAAACCATCAACATTCACTTGACCAAGAAAGCAATACAATGTTTGCTAACTTGACCGAGAAAGCATTAATTTGGATGCTCAAAAATTATATTAATCTTGTTTTTGATTTATATAATCAAAAATAACCATATAAAGACATATCCATATATATTATAGTATGCAATCCTTAGATATAGTCAGTTTAATTGAATCAAATCCGATTACTAAGCTTTCTAATGTATACAATAATAAATTTTTATTGAAAATTAAAGAGAATTTTACAAAAATGGAACAACAATTGTTTGTTAGTTCATTTTATTGTTATCTGAATTATAATCAAACTAATGATTTTGTTATTGATTTAGATACTATATATAAATGGGTAGGGTTCCAACAAAAAGTTAAAGCTAAAGTTTTATTAGAAAAACACTTTATTATTGATAAGGACTATAAAATATTACTTTCCCAAACCGGAAAGCAAGAATTAGAAGAAGAAAAAAAACATGGTGGTCATAATAAAGAAACATTTATGCTTACAGTAAAAACATTTAAACTATTTTGCATTAAAGCCGATACAAAACGTGCAAATGAAATCCACGAATATTTTATAAAAATAGAAGAAATGTTATATCAAATTGTCCAAGAAGAAAGTAATGAATTAAAGTTACAATTAGAACAAGCCAAGATAGAAAATACAACAATAATCGAATCCAACAAAAAAGAGTTCAATCAAAAAGTTAGCAGGGAGCGCGAACAATTTTTAATCCGCGAATTCGGCACAATCGGTGCAATCATATATATTATAAAAGTGAAATCATTTGAAAATGGAGAATATATCATAAAAGTCGGCGAATCCCGCAAAGGGGTGTTAGCGAGATACAATGAGCATAAAACCAAATACGGAAATGATATATTATTACTGGATTGTTTTGCCGTAAAAAAGAGCAAAGATTTCGAATTTTTCTTACATAACCACGAAAATATTAGATTGCATAAAGTCTGCGATTTCGAAGGCCATGAAAATGAACGAGAATTGTTCCGAATTGGTAAAGGATTGACTTACAAGTCATTCATGCATATAATCAGCATGAATTTGAAGAAATATAATGAACATAGTGAAGCCGAAATCGATAAATTGCAAATTGAAGTGGATATGCTAAGAAGTATGCTAAATACACAATCAAACCCATTAACAAATCCGGTTATAACAAACAGCCAAGATAATATATTACTACACGAATTGTTGAAACAAGTCCAAAAATTAGAGAAATCAAATAAAGAAATCTTGGAAAAACTCAATTCAAATCAAACAAAAACAGTTACTGGATTCAGTCAACCACTCGCAACATTAGGTCCAAGATTACAACAAATTGACCCAGAAACAATGACTCTACATAAAGTATATGAGTCCATCGCCGAATGTATAAAAGAATACAATTTTACAGTAAAGCGTCCAAGTATTGTGAAAGCAATTGAAGACAATATAATATATCATAATTTCAGATGGGCATTTGTAGACCGTAATGCGGACCCGAATATTGTTGCGAATATTGAACCAACCAAACAATCAAAAATACAAAATCTTGGATATATCGCAAAAATAAATTCAAACAAGACGGAAATCATAAATGTATATTTGGATCGCAAAACGGCATCAATTAATAACGGATATAAAACAACAGCATCATTGGATGCATTTGTAAAACATGAATCAATAACAAATGGTCATTATTATATATTATATAATAATTGTTCCCAAGAATTGCGAAACCAATTCACGGAAAAACACTGTAATTCATCGGAACCTATATTGTATAAATCGGGGGTTGGTCAATATGATTCAAACGGACAATTAATTCGCGAATTTGTATGTAAATATGATTGTATAAAACAATTAAAAATGAGCGATAAAACATTAGCAAAAGCCTTGGATAAAAATGTGCCATATAATGGAAATATATTCAAAAGTATCGGCGAAAAGTTATATATAGTATAATTCAAATAAAATCATATAAACAAATACTAATATATTATCCAAATGTATCATTCGACAACACTAAATACGCAAAATGGATTACTTATGCGAAATCTCATGGAATTTTACGAAAATCGTGATTATCTCAATAAAATGATGCGAATCATTAACGGTGAATCTAAGATATCATTGCGATTAGTTGATTGGTTTGTAACGAATTTTGCCAAGAAATATTATACCGTTTATGAATTACCAGTCAAACCTAAAATCTGTAAAGATTCAATAGGTCAAGTTTCAACTAATGAAACTTTCCGCTTCAAAGTGTATAACGATTATAAATTAAAATTAAAAGCGTATAGTAAACTCAAATTTGACCCATTTTGTAGATGGGATCGTATTTCAATTCCATATGATCAAAATAATTTTATGGAAACTACGATCGGTCAATTGAATTTTTTCAAGTGGGCAATTGAGAATAATATTATGGATTATATTGAATTACATTACCAAGATATTGAAAATGACATGAATAATCGCAATAGCACGTCGAAACGACGAGATGATGTAGTAGAATCGGTGACAGATATGACTAAAACCCGGAAAAAACGCGAGGAATTGTCCATATCAGCATGTAAATGTATTAAGAAAGAATTAGTCAAGATTGTGGTTAAGTTTAATTAGATTTATGAAACCTTGGTTTTTGTAAGATTATTTTTTACAATGTTTTACACATTTTCTTATTTCAAACGCCCAATTACAAAGTAATTATAAACTTTGTAATGTATAAAATACATTTAGCAATTTTGATCAACAAATATTTGTATTCAGTTTTTATTGTTATCTAAATTATAATAAAATAACTGATTTTGTTATAGATTTAGATAATGTATTAAAATGAGTAAAATTTTTACAAAAAGTTTTACTGCAAATATAGAGTATAAAAATCGTTTAACAATCCAGTTAATCAAACAAATAAAAATATTTATATTAACATTTACTACATCAAGTAGTAAATGTATATTGTTCAACTGGCAAAAATACAATATTCAAGAATATTGCAGATGCCGCACTAGATTCAAATATATCCACACTGAGTCCCGTATACTTACAAATGTTCATATACATGGATATCATTGAATATTTGATAAAACATTAACTTATTATAATACATGATTGACGGTATGTGCCGTATTTTAATTTAGTATATTATATTATATATAATATATGTTAGCAATAAATAATTATATTGATGAAGAAAATAATAATATTTATGAAACAAATAATATATATCAAACCGGTGGTGATATATTAGTATATAAAAATACAGAATTGTTAAAAAAATTAAATGATCAAATATTATTTGAACAGAAATCAAATGACACAGATTCATCTAATAATTCGTATTTTAATGCAACAATGTTAATTATTCAAAACTCGGAAGAAATAGAATGTATATCGTATGATTCATTATATGGATTTATTTTTAAAATTAAAGTTCCCGATAATTATAAATTTTTTAAATATTTTGGATCAAAAACTAATAAATCAAACAATAATATATTAGAGTATATATTATTAAAAATTGTTATAATTGATGATAAAACCCCACTTGAACCATTAATAATTGGAAAAAATAAATCTAGAATTGAAGGTATGGTAAATGTATCTCTTGATTTAATGAGTGAAATTATTACAGGAAAATCAAATAATCCTGATATAAAAAAATATAAAAAACAAAGTGAAAAAATAAATAATGTAATTAAAGAAGTTGAACATCAACAATATATTTTTGAAAATACAATAGATAAAAAATCTAATACAAAAGCACACGCCATTAATATTCCGGTTTGTCCGTCTGTATTAGATTTTTTTTGGATAAAATATGAAAATTCAGCATTAAATAAATTTTTAAACTTACTTAATAAATCTACTATTACTAATCAAACTATTACTAATCAAACTATTACTAATCAAATTATAAAATATTTATTAGACCTAAAAAGTAATATTGGATGTATTGCAATGGAATATGCAAATAAATACAACAATGATACATCGACTAATAAAGGTGATAAATCGACTAATAAAGGTCTTAGTGATAATTTTATTACACTACATCAATTTTTGAAAAAAGATAATAATAACACAATTTTATATAAAAATATACTCATTTCAATTTTTACAAATATTCTACGAATGCACAAATATGGTATCTACCATATGGATTTACATGCTAATAATATTTTTATAAATAATAATTCACTACTTATAGAATATTTTAAAAGTATAGAAATAACAACTAGTTTGATTTCTTCGGGCTATAAGGGTTCCGCCCCTAATATTATACCTTTTTTAACATATGTACTCGATTTTGGCAAAACAACAAAATTTGAAATAAACAAAATAGACAAAATAGATTTAAATTACGAAGCAAATAGAAGGGACCAAAATGATAAAACCAAAGAAATGAATATAGAAAACAAAAAACAAATTACAAATATTTTTAACGAGTTTAAAAAAAAAGATAAAGAACAAAATCACAACCGTTTACAAAGTGAAACTATATTTAAATTATTAAATAAAACATTTCCACCCAATGATGACAATGATTATAACGACAAGTTTTTAGATGAGGTTTTAAGATATTATAGAGAGTTTGAAGAGTTTGAAAAAAAAGAATCATTACTGCAAAAAAAAACAGTTAAGCAAAAAAAGTCAGTTGAGCCAGACAAGTTATTTAATGCAAAAATAATTTATAATAGTAAAGATGATATTAGTAAAGATAATTACGAGGCAACTTTAAAAGGTGGTAATAGTGAAAATACACAAAATAATATTACTGAATTAATAACATACTCCCAGAACATTTTGGAAAATTTGTTAAAACAACCAGAAACAGAATCAAAATCAGTAATTGACTTACCAAATATAGGTATAGAAATATTAGAATCATTAAAACAACAACCAGTAGCAGAATCAAA